ACACGGCGTATTGACGGTTCAGTGCTGAATTTGTCTCTATTCCAGATACCTGTCGAGGTTATTCGCAGGTTCCCACTGAATTTCCAGCCTTCAACCTTCAACCTTCAGGGCACAGGTCTAGATTATTTCGCTACCAGGACACTCAACGCCGGTAGCTTGGAATTATTGGTATATGTTCAAACAAGGGACATTGTTTACCGCCCAAATCGACAACCATTTGTGCCCACACCGGTCCCTAGAGGTCGAAATGAGTGGATTTTGGGCAAATTTACATCAGGAGGAAAGGGCTCCTTTAGAGTATGACACGCGCAACCGAAGATCAGTTCAACGAACTGCATGGATTGGTCACTAACGAGCTGATCAGCCGCATCAAGGGGGGTCTTGCAACGACGCAGGACCTCAAGGCAGCCGCCGATTGGCTGTCCAAGAACAACATTACTGGATTGGCTACGATGGGTTCTCCCCTGTCGGCACTTTTTGATTCCCTAGAATTGGAAATGGAGGACCTCGAACATGCAATTCGGTAATAATGGGGATGGTCTCCAAGAAACAATTCGAAATCTGATTGCCACAGCGGCCCTTGGGTTGTTTGGATGGCATCTCGTGACCCTCCACAATATCGCTAAGTCGGTGGATGTGTTGGTCAATCGAGCCGACGCAGCCAACCAACGCTTGGAACGCCTGGAAAACTACGTCTTTGTAGAAGATGGCCCCAGCAAAAAGTAAGTCCGCCAAGTATTACGCAGCCAATCCTGAGGCAGCAGCTAAGAAGGCGGCCTATCAACGAAAACTGAATAAGAAACCTTCCGTCAAAAATGCCTCGGAGGAGAGGTGGACGGAACGACGGAAGCGAGGAATTGCTGGGAAGGGTGGCAAAGACCTCTCCCACACAAGAGACGGGCGTATGGTTCTCGAAAGCCCAAAACGGAACCGCGCCCGGAATGGACACAACGGCAAATCCACTAAGAAGTAACCCACACAGGATCAATGATTCTGGAAGCCCCTTCTGACTACCTCTTCCACCTAAAAGCCATGACTAGCGCAGAGGCAAAACGTCAATGGAGATCAGCCATTAAGGATCATTGGGACAACCAATGTGTCTACTGTGGCTCTTCTGACAATTTGACGCTAGATCATGTCCATCCAAAGACCCACGGCGGGCACGACACCCTAAAGAATGTTGTGCCTGCTTGCCGCAGTTGTAACCAGTCTAAAGGTTCGAACCACTGGTTAGCGTGGTGGGTCGGTCAAGACTTCTTTGACCACAAAAACTTCTCCAGGGTTCTGTCCTGGACTACCGGTTAGTACTAACTTAATTCTTTTTAGGTAAATCAAATGGCTACTCTTCCCGCAGGCGGTTCTAGCTACGGCAACATCTCGACGGCTCCTGGTCGTCAGAGCGAGGACGAACTCAAGAACCGGACGCACACCACTGTTAACGTGTCGGGTGGTGTGACCACGACGACCACCGTTCCCGCTACCTTCGCTACCACCGCCACGACCGTTGCTGTTAACGGCACCGTTGCTGCCTGTAAGACCGCAATCCGTACTGTTCGTCGGACCGATCGTATTCCCTCCTCGAACAACGCAAACAAGACCGGTCGTGTGACCCGCGTTGATGTGGTTCAGGGCCGCATCCTGACCCTCAACACCCTTGTTGGTGGTACGCTTTACACCAACGGCACCTATAACGGTGTGGCCCTGACGGGTGGTACGGGTACTGGCGCAACCGCAAACATCGTTGTGTCGGGTGGTGCCGTGACGACTGTAACCCTCGTCAGCGGTGGCTCTGGTTACGACGTGACCGAAATCCTGAGCGCAGCAGCGGCTACCATTGGTGGCACCGGCTCTGGCTTCTCCATCCGCGTGGCAACCACCACCGGTCCCATCAACGCCTGAGGTATTTTTTTTAAGATGGCTCCTAAGAAACCACAGACTCGCCTTCAACAGAAGGCCAGCAAGGCCGGTCGTATTGTAACCGGCCCTAAGGGCTCTAAACCTCATTCTACCACCAACGCTGCTATCCAAAAACAGGGTAACAAGATCACTCGTGGTGGTCTTGGCAGTGGTCGCCCCTCTGGAACTGTTTCACAAACTCGTCCCAAGCCCGTTAGTACCGGTGGTGAAACTAAACCGCCTTCAAAACCAGACGGTCGCCGCCCCCGCGCCATTACTAATGGCAACAACCCCGTAATGCGCCAACTTCGAGCCAAAGCAGTCCAAACTCGTCGAGTGGCTGAAGGTAAAAGCACCGTTGCTAGTCGTAACAGAAAGGCACCTACTCCTGCCCAACGCGAACGCCTAAGCAATCTGGTTAAGCAAATGCGGGTGCCTGGCGATTCTGGCTATGTGCGGGCTGCCGAAGCTCGTGGTAAAGCTGAAGTTGCCAAAGCACAAACTCGGCGCAATGCCCGTTCCGCCATGAAGAACATGGAGGGCACGCTTAAGGCTGCTCGTATAGGCCGTAAAGTGGCTGGCCGGGCTGGTGCTCAGGCTGGTCCCGCTATCCGTAACCTGGCTCGTGGATTGGCCAGCAAAGGAGCCGCTAAAGGTGCCCTTAAGGGTGCTTTGGCTGCTGCCAACATTGGTAAATTTGCTACCCCAGTGGGGGCTGCTCTTGCGGTTGGCGAACTTGCACAGTATGGTGTTAGTAAGGAAGAAGTTAAGCGTACCAAAGCTGCTGGCACTGGTAAGCAAACTAACCTTCGGGGTGGTAAATCCGTAAAGGATACGAGCCGTAAAGCTGCTGCTGCTGCCGCTGCTGCTGGCTCCACTTCCAAGTTTAAGGGCGCTCGTGACGCAGCTGTCCGTAAAGCTGCTGCCATCAAAGGAAGCCCTGTTGTTGGTTCTGGTAAAGCCAAATCAGCATCTGGTTCTTCGGCATCCAACTTTGATTCCTCCTTTGCTGCTGCCCGTAAGGCTGGCAAGAGCACCTTCACTTGGAAAGGTAAAAAGTATACTACCAAGATGAAGTAAGATGCCCCTTTCTCGTGGATCTTCAAAGAAGACGGTCTCCAAAAACATCTCCAAGATGGTGAAGGAGGGTCGTCCCCAAAAGCAGGCCATTGCGATTGCCCTTTCCAAAGCTGGGAAGAGCCAGAAGCGTAAATAGCCACCATCGGGGGTTCTACGGTCCTGTAGGACCCCTCAACTATTGTTTAGGTGTATTCTATTATGGAACTACGCAAATGCCCTTCCTGTGGCTTAGAGAAGCCTCTAAGTGAATGGCCAAAAAACAAAGCAGCTACAAAAGGACGATGGCCAGGATATGGAGGAAATTGTACTACTTGCCAATACGCAAGAAATGCGCGTCGATCTTTGGAGCAAAAAATGTTATCAAGATCAAAAAGCCGGGCCCTAGCAAAAGGGTTGGAGCATACCATTACTCTTGAAGACATTAAAATTCCTGACACCTGCCCGTTGCTGGGCATACCCATTAAAGATAATACGGGAAACGGTCGTGGTAATTGCCGAGATTCTCCGTCTCTTGATCGATTAGATTCTTCCAAAGGATACACACCAGACAATGTATGGGTAATTTCAAATAGAGCTAATGAAATTAAATCAAATGCAACCCTCGATGAACTCGAAACAATCGCAGCCAGGCTTAGAGCAAAGATTGAAGGACGACTTTGGCCTGTTTCTTAGGCTCTGCTGGAAATCATTAGATCTTCCCGCTCCTACTCGTGCTCAACTGGCAATGGCGCGTTACCTCCAACACGGAGGCAAACGCATACAACTTCAATGTTTTAGAGGTTTGGGTAAGAGCTGGGTTACGGCTGCGTTTGTGCTGTGGAACTTGTTTGTTGATAAGGACAAAAAGATTATGGTTGTGTCGGCTAGCAAACAGCGGGCCGATGACTTTAGCATTTTTTGCCAACGTTGTATTCTTGAGTTTTCCTGGTTGAACCACTTGGCTCCAGTGGACGATGATCAACGATGGAGTCGCGTATCATTTGATGTGGCCGGTGCAAAACCAGCCCAAAGTCCCTCAGTAAAGAGTGTTGGTATTGGCGGTCAGTTGACTGGTAGTCGAGCTGATCTTATTGTGGCTGATGACATTGAAGTTCCGAACAACTCAGCTACAGATTTGATGAGGGAAAAGTTGCTTCAGTTGGTCACTGAATTTGAATCCGTGCTTACGCCTAAGAAGGACAGCCGTGTGATCTTCCTTGGCACGCCTCAAACCACATTTACAATCTATCGTACCTTACGAGAACGTGGCTATACCCCTATGGTGTGGCCTGCCAGGTATCCAAAAGAACTGACTGGATATGAAGATATTCTTGCTAAGGAACTTCAAGCCGACATCAAAAAGCATGGCCTTGAAAACTTAGCTTGGACACCAACGGACACCCGCTTTTCGGAAATCAACCTTCTGGAGCGAGAACAAAGCATGAGCCGAAGCAACTTTATGCTTCAGTTTATGCTGGATACCAGCCTGAGTGACGCCCTCAAGTTTCCCCTAAAGCTCAGTGACTTCTCCGTGCTGCCACTAGACCCACAAAAGGGGCCATCGGATGTGATCTGGGGTTCTGACAAGGAGACCTTTCTCGATCTTCCCGCCGTTGCCCTTCCCGGTGATCGGTGGCATAGGCCAAAGGCTGTCTCAGAATACATCCCCTGGAACGACACCATCACGGCAGTTGACCCCTCTGGTCGTGGTAAGGACGAAACTGTCTCCATCATCCTGTCACAGATCAACGGCTACCTTTTCATTCGAGACATCTTTGCTACACAGGATGGGTACTCCGACACCACCCTAAGGGAGATCCTTAGACGCAGCCGCCAATACGGCAGTAAGATGTGTCTCATCGAATCCAACTTTGGTGACGGTGCCATCATGGAACTCCTAAAGAAACACGCCCAAGAAATGAAGGTTGGGA